CAATTCCCTTGAGAGCGCCCACGGCAACAGTTCCGGCACCTCTGGCGAAATCGCTCCACTTCTCGTTGAATTCGGTCGTTTTCTTGCCGGCGTTGCTGAGCGCCTCCTCGTTCTCCCGAATCTCGTTTTTCGTCGTCTCAAGCGCTGCCTTGGCGTTGTTTAGGTTCGTTTTCATCTGCACGACTGCATCAGACGATTCGTCAACGCCATTCTCTTTCATGCGCTTCAATGAATCTTCCGCGGCCTGCACCGCCTTTTGCTGCTCTGCCATCGACTTGCTCAGTAAGTCGTTTTTTGACTTAAGTGCCTGAACGGATGTATTGTTTTTCCCGAATTCGGCGGTCATGACCGCCGCTTCAGAAGCCACAAGTTTCATGCTGTCCTTGATGCCCTTGAGCGCGCTATTATATTCTTTATCGCCTTTCGCAGCGATGGTCGGGCCGATGTTGTAACCCATAGTGCACCTCTCTTAATCCCACGGAAACATCCGATCAATATCCGCCTGCGTCGCCTCTCGCATCGCTTTCCCGGTCGATTCAACGCAAGCATCTAAAAACAATCCGATGGTGATCTGATCCAGCTCGGCGACGGTAAACCCCATGCGCTTTGCAACAAGCAAATACGTGGGCACATCGATTGTTCCACCGTCGCCGTCTACTTTTTTGATGTTTGCAGGCTCGCGTTCAGCAGCGGTTTCAGTTCGGCAAAAACCTCGAAGATCGGGAACGATTCGAACGTATCAATCCAGTCCTCGATATTCGGGCTCACTTCATCATCAAAGGCACGCGCCATGGTATGCGCGATGCCATAGAACACCATAGTGTTCCAATTCTTGTTAAATCTGAACTCTACCTCGCCGGATTTTTTCTTCCCGAGCTTCGCTTTGCTCTCCACCTGATCGGTTCCGTCAGCCAGCGTCTGCAGATCGACAAAGAGGTCTCGGCCGGTGGCGTTGAAGTATCGCACAGGCAAGGACGCCGGCGCTTTAAAGCCGACGTCCTTACCGGAAATAGTAATGATTTTTTCCATGATTAATCACCGCTGCCCGCTACCGGTTCTTGAACGGCTGTGAACCAGTTCCCGTAGACGGTCTCGTCGGTATCGCTCTTGGTGTACATCTGCACAAGATCGTCACTCGCGCGAGGTCTCGCGGCAAGCTTCACCTTGGTCGTATCCGGTGTTTTCGTCTTTGCGGTCTTCGCCGCAATCTCCGGACGCGCGGTAACGACGCAGTCGTACAGAGCGATTCTGCGATTATGCGCGTCGCCCTGGAATTGAGCCAGTAACGCAAACTGTTTGTACTCCTGACCGGAATACTCAGCTGCGACCTTTTTGCTGTCTTCTTTCATGGCGAGGATTGCTGCCGCGATCGTTGCGGGGATATTCGCGGTTTCAACTTCACAGTCGTATCCTTCGCTCTTGTCGATCATGACATAATCCTTATTGTCCGCTTCAAACGGCTCAACGTTCCCCTTCGGAAACAGCGACAGGTTTATCGCGCCCGGCCACGGGACGATTGTTCCGTAGGAATAGACGCCATTTGAAATCGTGATTGGCGCAATGGCGAGACGGCTCAAACCAAATCTGATTTTGTTTTCCATGCTTTCCTCCTATACCCGACCGAAAACGGCCAGTGTGTAATGATGTTTTTTGGTTTCCTTCTCAAAAACCACATAGCGGCCCTCTACCACCACGATGCCAGCCGCTTTCAATAAAGACTTTGCGGATGTGATCGCAACTCGATAATCGCCGCCTAGGTAGAATTCGATGTTGACGTATTCGTCTACGACGTAATCATCGTTGTCCGCTTCAAAAACGCGATCGTAATCCGGAACGAGTACGTAGCGATCCTGCATTGGATCGCAGAGGCAGACGCCAACGCCATGCTTAAGGTTCAGCGGAGCAAGCGCGGCGTCGATGGCTTCAAGAACCGGCAATCTTCGCCACCTCCTCGTCATAGACTCTCTGCATTTCAGCGACGCACTCTGCCTCTACAGCAGCGCACGCACCCTTGAGCCACGGTCGAGCAGGTTGCATTTGCTTCCCGCCACCGTGCTCATACACGTTGAGCGCCAGTGCCGCGGGAGTGCCGGACTCCGTTTTGCCCTTGAACTGCACCTGCGCAAACCATCCCCATTGGTTTTTTCGAGCGGCCTTCGTCTTGGCGTACTTGGAAAACGTAGCGTTTGCACTCTTGATCTTCGCGTGCAGTATTTTGAGCCCGGCATTGACCATTTTCTTGCAAACACTGTCCGTGTTGTCACCGAGTTTTGTGAGCATCTTTTCATACTCATCAAAACCCTGCCAATTTACAGTCGCCATATCGTTACTCCGTAACCCGCGAACACACAATCTCCACGGTGTCCTGCTCTGTCTTGTAATCCCGGACGACTTGATACTCCACGTCTCCACCCGAGGCATGGTGCACCAGTTTCTGGTGACCGTCAAAGTCAATGGGTGAAACTTCGAAAACAGCATCAATCGTCCTGCCGTTCGCATCAGCCGCATAGAATTCGCTGCGCATAGCGCTCTTTTTTTTAGCCCAGCAAGATACACTGGACACTGGCGTTCGCTGCTGAAACGTGGTTCCTGTCAGGCCGGTTTTCACGAGAGTGATCCAATCAGCTCTCATTCTCTGCCCCTTCCTGCAGCCACCGCTCCCGGATGGCCAGTCTCAGCCAATCCGGTCGGCCGCCCGCTCGATCACGGCTGCCTAGGTTGTCCGCGGCAAGATTCGCCACGAGCATGTTATCGTCAACGGTGTTTTGCAGCACAATCCCCTTGCGCTCAAGCTCCGCTGCTGCCGCATCAAGGGCGCTGTCCCAGTATGAGACGAGGGCTGCGGGCGTGTTTGCAACGCCCGCTCGATCCATACGCCCCATAAGCAGTGTTCTCGCAGTGTTTTTGTCGTAAGCCACGCCCGCATCCTCCCTTCGCTCGAATTAGGCCTTAGGCACAGACACAACCTTGCCGGCCTTGATGGCGCGGCCGTTGCCGTCCAGCTCGACAACCGTGATCTTCTTGCCTGCTGCGCAGGTGATTTGCGTGGTACCGGATGTGAGCGCGGTCCAATCCGCTGCCCTGTCGCCGGTGCTGACCGCGAGATCGCCGATCTTGAACTTGAGCGTAGTCCCGCTCGATGCCGTTCCGGTCACCGTGAGGACGGTATCGCCATTCGCAGATCCCGCCGCCGCAGTCACGCCGAGCACGCCAAGCGCGGTGTTGGCGTAGTCAACCGGCCATGTCGTTGTGGTTGCGGCATCTGTATTGTCATAGCTCACCAACACAAAGCCTTCGCCAAACGCAGGTTTGCCGTCATACCGGGCAAGGCCCTTGAAAACGGTCTGGTTTTGAATGAAACGCACATGCTCGGAAGACGAGAGCACCGCGCCGGAGCGCTCGCCGACGATGAAGAGAGACAAGAACCCGCCCGCGATTTCATAGTCGCCGATGGTTTCCAGTTCTACTATATCGCCGCCGATGATGGGCATCTGATTTCCGAGACCGGCGACAAGCGCGCCTGCCGCGTCGAATGCCGCGAGCTTGGCCTTGATGTCCATATGCGTTTTGCGATTCATGATCCAGACGGCCTGCCCGTCGGAATACTCCGGTTTCGGGATGCCGAGCACCGCAGCGAGCGCCGCGAAGAACGTCGCGCCGGAAGTGCTCGCGATGTTCAGCTTCTTAATGTTGGACGAGCTCAAATCCGTCCACGCCGGCGCATTTGCGTCCCACGAGCTCGGCTGCGAGGACTGAGCCAGTCTCGTGACGAAGCCGGTCATCATGTTGGTGCCGGTTCCGTACACGATCGCGCGGTCAAGGGCCTTTCCGATCGCCTTTCCGAGCTGATCCATGATCTCCATGCCCAGATTGAGGTCGCTGTCCTCAAGATACGGATTCGCGATCGGGATGAATCCGCCGAGCAGGTATGCATCCATCGTGATGAGGCCGACGCTCATATCCAGCTCGTTGAGCGCGCCGGTCACTTCCATCCAGACAGCTTCGGGGACCGCGCCCATGATAGGCTGCCGGGATTCGCCGCGAATGGGCTTCACCGAAACATACTTGATGAGCTTTGAATAGAGCGTCATGTTGTCGCGCATAATCGCGAGCATCGTATCCGGGATGGTGAGCGTCGCGCCGGATACCGCGCGATTTTGCGAGCCGCCGCGGCTGGCGCGCACTTGATCGATGAACCCCTTCACCTCTTCGCGCGCGAAAAATGCGTCGCGCTGTTCGATCGTGTCGAAAAACTTGGTTCTGTTTTTCATGAAAAATTCCCTTCTGCCCCTCTGCTCCTGGGGCGCCGGAGTTGTTTTTGTTTCGTTGGCCGGAGGCGCACTCCGCTCATCCAGCTGCTCTACTTCCGCTTCAATGCCAGATACAACGCCGTCGAGACGCGTTTGCTCTGCGTCGTGCGCTGCGATGTCTTGCTCGACAGATGTCTGTTCAGCTTCGATGGTTTCGGCCTCCTGATCAACCGCATCGCGCTCTTCCTGTGTGGATTCCGGAGATAGCTCGTTCAGAGCCGCTTCCGCAGCCCGTTCGCGGATCAGCAGGTCAGCCTGCCTCTGTTCGAGCGCAGACCGTGCAGCGCGGTGTTTATCCGCCTCCGCTCTTGCTGCTTCGAGTTTTTTCCTGAGTATCAGTTGCTTGAGTGCCACTTTTGCATCCTCTCTTT